AACGATTACGGCGTGGGGGCGTCTTGCGGTATGTATTTTTCCGTTCGGATTACGGTGTATGCCATCATAGGTTCAGGCAAGCGTGCGGCAATCCGTTTTTTACAATTCTCCTGTGATTCGCTCACAGGGCGGCGGACGAGAAATTCATGCGTAATCCTACGCGGCTCGTCACCAACGTAGATTATTTCACCAATCATTTTTTAATATTTTCTGCCGGCAAATGCGATGTTCCTGCAAACTTACAAAACACATCAAAATCATGCTTTCCAAGCGAATCTACTGGAAGTCCAGCTTCCATACATTTTTGTATTCTGTAAAACGCGCCGAGTGTTGATTTAGGGTCGGACATTTCGCGGATTTTAAATTCGTCAATTTGCATCATTGTTAATCCAAAAAGTACGCGGACTGTCGATTAGCCTGCCGCGCGCAGGGGTCGGAGGGTCGGCACATGGCACCGTGACGGTAGCCATACGCCGAGGCGATAGCGCAGCCACATCGACAAAATATCACTGCGTTATTCCTATTTAAATCTTAATCTAAAAAAGGCAGAACGTCTGATATATCTGTGGCAAAACACCCGCGACCGCCGCCAGATTTAATTAATTCAATGTATGCGGACTGATCTTCTTCGCGGGAGTTAATCGGTTTTTTCCAGCCAGGTCGTTTTACTTCTATAACTAGACGAATTCCGTTTTTAAGCTGAACGTCTAAATCAACCTTTTTTACGTTTTGAGCGTAGACAGTATTAAACCTGACTGGCGCACCGCTTGCGTTAAATGCAACCCCGCTGTTGTGACGCTCGACTACACATACGTTCGGATGGCGCGTAAGGTAACTAATAATCGCCGCCTGCACATCGGATTCCAAAACATTTCCGTTAGCACCTGCTTTTGCGCGCACCTGTTTCGGCTTCAGCGGTTTGAATTCAGGGCGAGGTCTGCCCGACATGAGCGCATAGAAGTCTTGCGCCTTTTCGCTGGACTCCTGCAATTCACGTACTGACGGTTTAAAGCCGATGCGAGGTTTCATTTAAACGACGCCGCAATCATCCGATAACTCCGGTATGCTCGTTTCTGTTCCAGATAAGGAATCTGAATGTCCTTGCCAAAGTCGCAGCTTAAGTGCGCCTTTAGCTCGTGACTTGGCACGCCCATCAGTGTGAGGACATTTTCCGCCAGCAGTTTTTGACTTTGGGTAATCACGTTCGTTCCTCTCCAAGATTTCGCGCATGAGCTGCTGGCGGTAGGTCAGCGGGGTAATATTTCCACTTCCACCACTACTATTTTTCGGTCTGCGGCCTAACCATTCTAATCCGCCTGCCGTAATTTTATAAGTGCGGTATCTGCGTTTTGACGTATCTACCGGAACAATCCATTCGTGTTGCAGCAGGGAATTCATTGCCGTCCAGACTTTTGAGCCTTCGATTCGCAGCCGCTTAATCACCTCGTCGGACGTGCCTGGCGCGTCTGCGATTGAGTGCGCTATCTGGCGGGTGATTGGATTTGCTTCCGGAGTGTGTCTGCCCATTACGCACACCGTTTCAAATCAAACCGCATCAACCTCTCGTTCTGCAACCTGACCATCCTACGGCGAAAAGCTAGGCCGATGTAGTGGAATTTACGTTTCATAGCACTCCCCTATTTTCCGTTGATAATCTGCCAAACGCGCTGCCGGTTTTTAAGCCCGATAATACGCGCAATCTCAGGATGGGAAACGCCACGCTTATGCAAGGCGATTATTTTGCGCTTGCGCTCCCTGTAAATCTTCATTTCGTCTTTAGTCATAATTGGCTTTATACAGACAAGGGTTCACCGCGTCAAATATTTATTTTTACATGAATATTGACAAGGGTTCACGTTGGGATTAATCTCTGCAAACGGTCAACCAACGGAGGCAACAAATGAAACTGTGCAAAGATTGTATCCACCAGGGCGGCGGGTTCTGTTTACATCCGTCTAATATCAGGCATGATTACATGACTGGAAAGCCGCTGCCGCGCCAGTCCATTGAATACTGCCGCGATGACGGACATTGCGTCGAAGCTGCAAACTTTGAGTCAATGGACGACCTTGACCGCAATACCGAGCGCGATGAACGCGCGCCGTCTGACAATCACGTTATGACGGAAGATCAACGGTTAGATGACCCGCGAAGGGGATAGCCATGACTCTCGACGAAAAGCGCAAGGCCGCACTGGAATACTTGGGAACGCGCCATGTGTTGCATCCACAGTTTCAGGGCGGGATCACGCACGACCCGCAATCTGTGAATGTCGAAAAAACCGTCAAGCGTTACAACAAGCGAGTAGCCGACAAGCAGAAGGCTGAGCAGGAACGGCTGCAATCCATCATGCAGAATGTGCGACCGATAGCGAGGACGAAATAATGAAAGTATCACTGGATGTATTCGTGATTTGGAATGGCGATAACAGCTGGGGACGCGAGCCGAAGTTTGAGGCTTGGATGTGCGACGTATCATCGTCAGACCCGAAATATGCGCTTGCCTGCAAAACGGTGGTCGAGGTAGAAATACCCGATGACTTCGACCCCGTTCCGAAGCAGATCGAAACGCTGAAGGAACACAAGCAAAAGATTCTAGCGCAGGCACAGGTTGAGGCGCAAAACATCGAAGAACAGATACAGCGGTTGCTGTGCATTGAATACAAACCGGAGGCGAAATGATCGGACGAATCTGGTGTTGGCTGACAGACAAACATGTATGGAAGCGCAACAATCGGAACATGATGCGGTCGTGCCGTCGTTGCGGATTGATTATTGCAATTAAAAAACGGGCGGTTAAATGAACATTATTATTTACCCTGATTTGATACAAGGTTCTGATGCCTGGCACTCTGCTAGGTGCGGGTTGCTGACCGCCAGTGAAATGCACTTAATTGTTACGCCAACATTGAAAGTCGCCAGCAACGAAAAAGAACGCGCGCACTTGTTTGAGTTACTTGCACAACGTATTACGCAATACGTCGAACCATCGTATATTACAGATTCAATGCTACGCGGCCATGCTGACGAAATCGAAGCATCTATTTTGTATGCAAAACATTATGAGCCGGTTGAGCAAGTCGGGTTTATGACTAACGATAAATGGGGCTTTAAAATTGGTTATTCACCGGATGGTTTGGTAGGAAAAGACGGATTGCTTGAATGTAAATCGCGCAATCAAAAATTGCAGCTTAAAACAATTGTCGAGTATTTTGCAAAAGACACCATTGACCCCGATTTTATGATTCAGTGCCAAACCGGTTTGTTGGTGAGCGAACGCAAATGGATTGATTTGGTTTCGTATTGCGGCGGATTGCCGATGGCTACATGCCGCGTTTTTCCTGACGAAAAAATACAGACTGCGATCATTGAGGCGGCAACTGCGTTTGAATCGCGGTTGGCTATTAAATTGGACGAATACAACGCGCTGATGCCGTTGATGATTCCGACCGAGCGCAGGATTGAACAGGAGATTTTTTGATGGAACGGTGGATTCCTGTTTTGGGGTTTTGTGACTATGCTGTTAGTAGTCTTGGCCGTGTTAAAAGAATAGTTCCTGATCGGCAAGGAAAGAATTGCGGTCATGTCTTAAAAGGATGGACGGCAAATAGTGGATATATTCAAGTTCGCCTTTATCGCGGCGGCGTTTCTTCTTCTTTTTGTGTGCATAGGATAGTTTGCGTTGCCTTTAATGGAAATCCACCAACTCCGAAGCATCAAGCGTCACACAATGATGGAAATAGAACGAATAACAAAAAATCTAATATCTCATGGAAAACGCCGTCCGAAAACAATTTGGAAAAGCATAGACACGGAACCATGCTGACCGGAAAAAACCACCCATCAAAATACTGGCCTGAGTCAGTTCTTCGCGGTAGTAAACATGGCAACGCAAAACTTAGTGAAAGCGCGGTCATGAAGATACGCAAAGACACCAGAAGTGCGCCGGCAATAGGACGAGAATACGGGGTCTGTTCATCCATGATCTGCAAAATAAAGAATCATATTTATTGGAAGCATGTTTCGTAATTAAAGGATTGAAAATGGATGATATGTTAAAAGTAATTACGCCCAAGAGCGACCAAAAAAATGCAGACGATTTTTTAACTGGCCCAATGACTATAAAAATTACAAATGTCACTGTTCGGCCAAGCACAGAACAACCTGTTTCTGTATTTTTTGAAGGTGACGATGGTAAACCATGGAAACCATGCAAAAGCATGATGCGCTGCTTAGTTCACGCATGGGGGCCAAATTCTTCAAAATACGTTGGCCGTTCTCTTACCCTTTATTGTGACCCAACCGTAAAATGGGCGGGTATGGCTGTGGGTGGAATAAGAGTCAGCCACATGAGCGACATAGACGCGCCGCTAACTATGGCTCTCACTGCCACAAAAGGCAGTCGCAAACCATATACAGTCAAACCACTTACGGCAGCATCAGCATTACCCGTTGCGGAACCGAGGCAAGCAACCGACGACGGAACCGCTGATGCTGCCACCCTTATTACGGCAGATGAAGTAAAAATTCTGTCAGACCGATGCGTCGAAAATGGGATTGACGTAGCAAAATTGACAAAAGCTGCCGGCTTTGAATTGCCGATGATTAAAGCCGAACACCTGGCGCGCGCTCATCAATGGATTGATAAGCAAATTGATAAGATGAAAGGTCAATTATGAGCCGCAATGCGTTTGACCAGATTGAGCGCGAATACAACGAACGCGAAGACTGGCTTGCGAATCGGGCAGAGGAAAGGAAAAAGGAAATGTCACCGCGCCACAACGTCGGAAGCGTCAAAGACCCGCACTGGGTTGTTGATGAAGAGCATTACGAAAAACTGCAAGCAAAACTCGCCGCCGTAACCAAGCGCAAGGACGAGTGCAGTAACGGATGGGATGAAGCTCTAGCGCGGAGCAATCTGCTTGCCTGTGCGTTGAGATCGCTGTTGTCAAAATGCGCCTGTTGCGGCGGGACAGGCGAGGTAGGCACTGGGATAATACAAATGGAGCACCCAGCCATGATGCCGTGCTTTGTGTGCGCGGGTGAGCGCGGGATATTGTTGAAGGAGTGCGGGAAATGAGCCGCGCACTCAGAAGCAACGGCTACGACGATGCGGCCAAGGAATTGAAAGGCTTGGGCGTGGATTTAAACGCGGTCAAGGAGGGATGGGGAACTGGCAACATCAGGATGTATTCCGCAACGATACGCCTGTTCGACCTGTATTACCCGAACGCAAAGGCGCTGCTGCCGGTGGGTGTGGCGCGGAATATTAATTTACTGAAGTTGCACAAGGAGGTGGACTGATGAACGCAAAAATAATGGGGCGTGTTGCTATCAGCATTTATGTAACGGTGTTTGTTGGGTGTTTTGCTTTGCCGTCATTCTGGGTATACGCGCAGGTATCAACGTGCGGCTGGAAAGGTTTGTTTGTGGAGTGCAGGATACAGGAGTGCGGGAAATGAGCATCTGGGATAGTCTTTGTGAGGAAAAGCTGATGGATTGGGGCATCGTGGATAGGCACCGCAAAAGAGCCTACGCGGAGGGTTTCAGGGATGGTGTGCTGATGGGTTGCTTGATCGTTGTTATATTTGGTGGAGGGATTGCGCTATGGATAAAGTAAGTGATACGCCGAGGAAGGCTGATTTTATTACGCTGTTAAATGCCAACGCCGAGATAGATATGCTTCGTCAATCCATAAGCGTCTGGTATGAAATAGCCGCAAATCGTTTGCGTGAACTTGCTGAACAGAAGGAACAGTATCGTGTCTTGACGGATGAGATGCTTGTGATGATGGATGAGCGTAACGCGGCTGTGGCTGCGTTGCACGTTAATGCAGGGGAAAATTGCCGCCCACTGGATTAAGCGCACCCGCCGGCGCAGCGGAGAATGATTCTGTGCCGACAGGCACATGATCGCCGTTCCACGGGCTTTCGTTGATCGGGCCGTAGCAGCTCGCCAGCTTCACGCCGTTTACTGGTTTAGCCTGAATCTCACAAGAGAACGACCACATATTCGACATGCCGGATTTTTTGGTCGTGACAAATTTAGTTACCGTCATAGCGGTGACTGCCCAGGTAGGCGCCTGCGGGTAGCTGGTGACGGTCGAGAACAGCGACCAGACTTTGCCCGGCGCGGCCTTGCAAGAGCCGTTCATCAGAGACAGATCGGCAATGCCTTTGCCGGTCAGGATCGGACAAACCGCCACGCCCTCGGCAAACTTCTTGCCGTTGACTATGATCGTCTTGTTGGTCGGCGTTGTGCTGGACGCAGCGCACAGGGCAAACTGGCCGTTACAGATAGCCAGGTCCATAGCCTGCGCGGAACCGGCCAGCAGTGCAAAAATCAATAGGGATTTCATGCAATCATTCCTTCGGCGGTTTGTTTGACTTCAGAGACCCGGCGCAGCCAGCCCTTGCCGAAATTGCAGAAGGTCGGCAGGCCACGATAAAACTGTTCTTTGGCGGCGCTGAATTTTTCTAGGAAGTGATCAGGATCGGCGTTGACCGCTACGCCGATTGTGGCCGGCCCGACAATCCCGTCGGCAGCGGTGCCTAGCGCCGCCTGCATGGTTTTTGATGCTCGGCTAATACCCGCGTTCACCGCGAAGTCAAACACGGCGTAGTCAATGCCTAGCGGCAATTCATCACACTTGCAGGCATCCCAATATTGCGTTTTGTAGAACGGCGCTACCTTCTGAGGGGTAAGGCTACGCATCTCGGCCTCGTCAACCGGTCGCCCAACGTAGGCTTGCCAAGACCAGTTTGTCACCCCCAAATTAGTCATTCCACCGGGATCACGCGGATCATTACTAAACCCACCTTCGGACTTGAGAATCAGCGCCAGCGACTTCGGAAAATTTTCTTTCACCGGTTACCCTCGCTGCCTTTGACCTTCTCAACGGAGCGCATAGCACCTAGACCCAACATGCCCATCAATATCTGCATGGTCAGGTCGCTGTTGATTACCGGAAAGTCGCCCGTATAGCCGAACCAGACTTTGGCCGCAAACCGTGCGAACGGTTCGACTAGCGCAGCGTAGGCTAGCCCCGCACCGCACACCCAGCCAATACAAGGACGCCATCCAGCCACAAACCAGTTGGTGCTTTTGGCTTCTTCAATATTTGTTTGAATCTGAAGCTTTGCTAAATCAGTATCTGCGGCAAGCTGCGCTAGATCGCCGTTTTGCTGCATCTTCAGTAACTCAAGCTGAGCGGCAGCTTTCTTTTCTGGGTCAGGAAAGAACCGATCAATCAGACCTTTGCCCAAGTCAAACAAACCGGATAGCAGCAATGGATTCATTTGTCTGCCTTTTTATTTAGCTCGGTTAGCAAGCTCAAATACTGCTGTGTTGACGTTGATGCCAAACCGTCAAATTTAACTTGGGCGTCTTTGCTGTGGTGTTCCAGCCGATCAAAAATCTTTTCCAAAACTTCCCGCATTTCCGTGCGTTGTACTTCAGCGCGAAGTTGATAGGCTTCGTAATCTTTTATAGGCACTAGAGCCTCTAAAGACCTGTGAATTTTAACAATGTCAGCTTCATGTTTTTTATAGACCACTCCTACCAGTAGAGCAATGACTGCGGCTGACCACTCAACAACTTGCCGGATAAAACTTGTTTCGTCAATCATTTTGCGCCCACCCTTTATTTTTACGCTTCGCCATTGGTGGCGATAGTTTACATTACTTAACAAATCTTATTTAGCCCCATCTTCAAATCCTGATATAAGTCCACCCTGGGCAGATGCGTCCGATTGAAACCGAAGGACAATGACAGGCGCGCCATCAATCGGACGCCAACCGATGTGCATTTGCACGAACGCCGGAAACTGCTTTCCAAAGATAGTGAACGGACTGCCTTCACCCCACCAGCGCAGCATGAAGCACACGATGGTCGTCTGGATGCCAAAGAACATAAGGCCGTTCATGTAGAACGATGGCGTGTCAGTAAATAGTTGCACACGCAGCGCCAGCGGGTTAGGAAAGTTCTTCCAGCCGTAACCCCACTGCACAGTCAGGATCGGTTTAATCAGCCACTGCGGGATCGTCAGTACTTCTTGAATCTTTGAAACCCAGTCGGGGGTATAGCTCACGGCAGCGCCTCCACCTTCGCCATCAACCCGTTAATCTGCGCCAAAAGGCTTTGTTTTGTGTCGGCAACCGGCTTGACGATTTCCAGCGCATCTACTTCGGATTGCGTTGCTTTTGCGGGGTCATCCGTCACAACCCACCGAGCGCCGACCTCATAGA